TTTAAAGTTAAATCTTTCTTATAGAAATCTGAATAACCTGCTCTACCGGTTACTGATTCATATCCTAAACGAGCCCATTCCATTACAGCTTGTGCTCCAGAAGGAGTGATTGGTGAATATAAAGTCATATCCATATCTTGCCACTCTCTTTTACCTCTTATTTTTCTGTAAGAGTTGATGTGATCAAGTTTAATAACTCCATCTTGAAAAGAAGGTGCTTTCACGTTTTTAACCATGAATGCTGGGATATTGTCTATATACATTACGAACCTGTGTTGAACCATTGGTTCAAAAGCTCTAAACATTATTTCATTAGGATCTAATACTGCCATTTTATTTTCTTATTATTTAATTATAAATATCTACTGTTTAGATTCTTATGCAAATGTTGCTCCTGTTGGTTCAATTGTAAAGTCTAACACAACGAATTCAATTGTTTTAGTTGGTTGAATAAAGATCTGACCTACTAATTGATTTCTATCTACAACATCTGCTGTGTTGTTTGAATCGTCCATTACCACTCTATATGCATAAAGTCCTTGTCTTTGTACTACTGATTCTAAATATGGATTTACCGTCGCTAAGAATCTATTTCTAGTTGCTATACTATTCTGTTCAAATACTAAGTTTCTTGCTTGGTCACCGATAAACTTCTTAAGTTCTATTAACAATCTTCTAACGTTTACTCTATCTAAAGCTGATGCTTTTGTTTGTAATGTTTTCTGTCCGAATACTGAAATACCTGTTCCTGGGAATGTAGCAATTGGATTTACTTTTCCTAAGTATAATGTATCTCTATCTCCTTTTGTTAATTTTCTTTCTGCTTGAATAACTCCTGCTAAACCTCCTCTTACAAGTCCTGCTGGTGCAAACCATGGTGCTGAAGCATTATCTGTAAATGCATATACTCCTGGGATTACTGTTCCTGCTGGTGCATATTCGTTTCTACCTGTAGCTGACTGTACTTGTACCCAAGGCCAGTAAGTTGCTGCATATGAACTATTAATTGCTGCTGCTTGAGTTGTTACATATGATATTACAGATCCTGTTGGAACTAAGTCCACTACTGCAATACAGTCTCCTCTATCTTCTGCTAAAGAGATAACCGAGTCAATTACGTTTTTAGCATTTCTAGTACCACCTCCTTGTGCTGTTGTACCATATACCAATCCCGGTGTAGATATTATGTTGTACTGGTATTCATCTCTATTTGATAATAATGAAATAGCTGTTGCATAGTTATCCCCTACCAGCCCTTGTGCATCTGTAGTTGTAGTACCGGTTCCTAAACTTGCAAAATAAGTAGCTCCTGATTTAACAGCTCCTGTTGCATTGTAAAATGATCCCGATGTTGCTACCGGTAATGAAGCTGAGTATGAAGTATTTGCTGAATCTCTATTTACAGTTATTCCGTCTGTACTTAGGTAGTTCGGTGTAGCTAGATTTACTGCACTTACTCTAACGAAGTTTGACCTATTAGGGTAAGTTCCTTCTTTATAAATATACGATGTTGTTCCATCTGTACCTACTCTTGTATATTGATTACCAATTACTGCTTCAATATAGTTTGTTGAATTTGGATCTAAAGATACATTAGTAAATGTTTCAAGAGTTATTGGATTATTTGTATTATCATCCCCCTGTCTTATAAGTAATGTAAATGTTCCTTGAGCATTATTAACATTTTGAATTTGCCATCTTATATTATCAGCTGAACCTGTTGTTAAAGATCCATCAGGGTTGATATATGAAGCTCCTCCTGATATAGCACTTGTTACTGTTGCTGCGTTATTGTACATTGCCCCTTTTCCTAGAGTTTTAAGTTCAAAAGGTGTGCTTGCTTTTGCAGATGATGAAATATATGTACTAGTTGCTGAATCGTATGCTCCTGATACAACTCTTGTAATTAATGCTGTTCCTCCTCCTTGAGAAAAATAATTTTTTACCGCTACAGAAGTTAGAAATTCGTAGTTTGAAGAACCTGATGTAAATGTCTCACCGAACTTTCTTGTGAAGTCGTTGTAAGAGGTAACAATAGTAGGCTGATTATCCGGTCCTTTTACTGTTGGTCCAATGAATGCTGCTCCTGCTTGTACTGGTGCCGGTGTTATGAAGGAGATGTCATTCTCTCTTGTCAACACTCCTGGAGAAATAATTGATTCTGCCATGTTTTTTGTTTAGTTTAATTTGATTTTACAAAGATGTTTTTATTAAAAATAAGCACACCTTGTTTACGTAGGTATTCTATTTTCTAATAAATAGCAAAGTGTAGTCGAAACCTTTATTAGAAATGTTTACTATATCGGTATTATTTCTCCTGTATCGATGTCGATTGAACACTTTCCATATATTTGCTCAAGGTGCTGTGCAAGTGCTTTTGATTGTTGTTGTATTTGTGCAAGCATGTTGTGCACCTCTCGCTGTCTTGTTTTTATGTTTAGCTTTTCAACTTCAATAATTCCTAGTTGAGTTATTATTTGCTTTTCCTGTTGCTGTAACTCTTGTAATTGCTCCAGTTCTTGTTGTTGTAACTTTGTTTGTTTTTCCATAACGTTTGTTTTTACTCTAATGTTTCAGGTAGTTCTTCTACATATTCCATGTCACTTGCAAGTGATGGGTGTGCTAATATATAGTAGTTATTATCAATTAAGTAAATATCACTCCACTTCATTCCGTTTTGATATTTTTGATTTTGTGATACCTGTATGTTATAGTTTTCACACTGTTGGTAAGTCCCTTTGTAATGTTTCATAATTAGTAAAGATTATAATAACTATTAATTTTAGTAGATAATGAAGATGTAAATGATGTTACACTTCCTGTGTACATTATTTTTTCAATTAAATTATTTAAAGATGCTCCCGCATTTAAGGGTTTTGTTAAATAGATATTAAATCCTAGTTGAAGGTTTGTAGCGCTTATTAACTTAGCATCGTAGGTTGCAGGTCCTGATGGGTATATTTGGTTCCATCCTTGAGCTCTAGTTGACCCTGATATTATACTTGTGTTAATGCTATATATTGGCGATCCTACCCCAGAACCTATATTTGTACTAGTTGAACCAGATTGAAATAATCCGTAATATCTTACACTAGGATTTGTTGTATATCCTATGTATAGAGTTTGGGAGCCAGGGTTTAAGTGATTGTATACTTGAAAATCATTTAACACTGATGCTGAGAGGAAGTTTTGCATAGTAAATCCTGTTGCAGAATATACACTTTGATTAATTCCTACAGCATTATTAGCATTTGAAGCTGTGGGGAAATATTGCACCCCTAAAGCATCTACTTCTACTACTGCGGGCTGGGAAGTCATTGTATCTGCTTGTAAGTGTCTGTTATTTCCACTTTGATCGTACCAAGTACGTACTCGTGCTCTCCCACCTATAGTTCCCACTGTTTTTATATAGGCTTCAACATATTGTTCAAAATTATAATTAGTTGACCCTGATATTAGCAAAATTCCTGTAACTTCTACAGTATTGGATGTCTGTGTAGTAGTTTTGCGTATTCCCCAGTTTGATGATCCGCCTATTGTTGTGTATTCTGATTTACATAAGTAAAAATTATTATCCAAAGATTGTGAAGTAAAGTTTGTCCCAGGTTGGGTAGCCATTAAATGTTGATAGTCGCTAGCTGTATCATTAGGTCCAAATTTTAAAATTCCGTTATCTGTTCTTTTTGCAACAGAATACATTGTATATGTACCTGTACCTATAAATGGAGAAGACGGATATAATACCCCAAGGAATTGTGATATTACAGTTTTACCTTGATTATTTACTACAGTTGTACCATCAAATGTAATGGAAGTACTCCCCGACGTTATCGAGCCAGAGTTAAATGTTGAAAAAGTAATATTTAACCTAGTACCTACTCCCGGATCTGTTGCGGGTTCAGAATATCTCCAAATATTTGTCTGAGTTCCTATAAAGTTTGATATAGAACCTGTATCTAATTTCCCTCCTACAAAGTTTATATCTAATTCAGCATTATCTTTATCTCGTACAACCTTCATGCAAGGTCCTGTATATGTGCTACTTAGCTTTCTTAATGAATATGCAGCGTATGAACCTGTAAATTGATTTAAAATATACGAGCCCTTTATGTAACTTGATGCTATTATTCCTGGATTCATAACTTTATTTTATGCTTGTTCTAGTCTTCCGTATAACATATATTCTTCTGCTCCTATCCAATCTATTGCAAATACTGAGTATTGTTCTGCCGTTTTTGTATTTTCTGTTGCTGCTGTTCTTATTGTAACTCCTGAACCTGTTACAAATGATAGTTGTCCTGTTCCTAGTTGCTTACCTTCAAACCTACTTCCTATTTGTAAATTTAGAGGTATTGTTATTGTTGTAGCTGTACTTGAAGTAAAATGTAAAATTCTACCAGTATCCTGTTGTTGAAGGGTATAGTTAATTGACCCTGTTGATAAAATATCTTTAAATAAAGAGATAGGCCCTGTTCCTAATAATGAACCTGTAAACTGTCCTGTAAAAGATCCTGAGAATGAACCTGTGTTTGATAAAAATTGATCTACTCTATTAGCTGTTACTATTACTGAAGGAATACCTGGATGCCCATCTGCAGGTTCTGCAAATAATCTTACACTAGTATCAGCTGATTGCCATATAATTTGATAGTAATCATTAGCTGCTGAGTTTGTAAACCAATTCCAAGCTGCTACTTCTTTACCGTTATTACCTGTTAGTGTTACAGTAGTGGCAGTATCTGTTAAATCAATTCCATTTTTTCTTAACCAAATTACTATTTCATCTGCTCCTGAATCTGTCTTATCTAATTGTGCTGAGAATTGAATATTATATACTCCAGCATTTTGTGTTTTAATATAAGTGTTAAAAGGATTTGTTGATCCTGATACAGACACTCCATTTGTAATGTCTGTTCTATTAAGAGACATTGAACGAGGCATATTAGCAACAGGATTTGTTTGAGTAGTTGTATCATAAAAACTACCATATGAACCTGTCGCTGTATTAAATCCACCTCCATCACTAGTTGATGAAATTGTTACTTGACCTAATCCATCTGTCGGTGATAATGTTATATTTGGACCTGCTAATAATTGTGTTACTCCTCCATTTAAAGCATATGATGCTGTAGTTGCTCTTGACGCAGATACTGCAAATGAAGCACTTAACCCATTCAATGCATAAGAAGCTGTACCAAATAATGAACCTGTAAAGGAACTTGAAATGAAAGTCGACGCAAAGATACTCCCACTAACATGTAAATTGTATTGTGGATTAAATGTATTAATACCGACTCTTCCGTTTACTACTGAGGAGGAAAAGGCGTTGCCGGTGGTTGTTGAGTAAGAACCTGTTGCAAATATTAATCCTCCTAAATTTATACAGTGTCTAGATTGGGAAGGTAAACTTATATTTGTACCTATTATAATATTATTAGTATTTATAGTTCTAGTCCCTGATCCATTATTCCCAACATTATACCCTATTAGTGTAGAATATGAAGCATTAAGTGCTGTTCTACCGGCATTATTTCCTAAAAAGTTTGAATTGTTAGCACTATTAGCTTGGAATCCGGCTTGATATCCTAAGAAGTTTGAACTACTGGCATTAGTAGCTTGATATCCGGCTTGGAATCCTAAGAAGTTTGAATTACCGGCATTAGTAGCCTCGTATCCGGCACTGTTTCCTAAGAAGTTCGAACTACCAGCATTGGTAGCATTTTGTCCTGCTTGAGGTCCTAAGAAGTTTGAATAATCAGCACCTGATGCATATCTTCCAGCATTATTTCCTAAAAAGTTTGAATTGTTAGCACTATTAGCTTGGTATCCAGCACCACTTCCTAAGAAGTTTGAATTACTAGCATTAGTAGCCTGATATCCGGCACTGTTTCCTAAGAAGTTTGAATTACCGGCATTAGTAGCCTCGTATCCGGCACTGTTTCCTAAGAAGTTTGAATAACTAGCACCTGATGCATATATTCCAGCATTACTTCCTAAGAAGTTTGAATTACTAGCATTGGTTGCTTCTTGTCCAGCTTGAGGTCCTAAAAAGTTTGAACTACCTGCATTAGTAGCCTCGTATCCGGCGCTTTGACCTAAGAAGTTTGAATAATTAGCACCTGATGCATATCTTCCAGCACTGTTTCCTAAGAAGTTTGAATAATTGGCATTGGTAGCATTTTGTCCTGCTTGAGGTCCTAAGAAGTTTGAATTATTGGCATTGGTAGCATTTTGTCCTGCTTGAGGTCCTAAGAAGTTTGAATTACTGGCAGTAGTGTATGCTCCGGCACTGGTTCCTAAGAAGTTTGAACCATCAGCATCAGAAGCCGAAAAGCCGGCTTGGTTACCTAAAAATATACTATTGGCATTAGATGGTCTTTGTAGGATAACATCAAAGTACGGGGTACCGGCTGGTGGATTTGTTGAGTAAAGTGTATTGTACTCAACAGATATTGGATAACTCGATGTAGTAGCATTTTGTGCAAATGATGAAGTAGTAGCAAATGATGCTGTAGTAGCAAATGAACTTGATATTGCTCTTGAACTTGACACAGCAAATGATGCTGTTCCTAATAATGACCCTGTAATAGAAGGTGCTTCTAAATAATTACCAACAAAACCTTCACCAGTTTCAATGTATTTATCAGAATATGTTGTATAAGTTTGTATTCTTAGAAAATTTTCCTCACTAGTATTTTTATCACTATTAAGGATATTAATATTATCAGATTTTAACTGTAATACCTGTTCATAAGTACCATTGTCCGTTGTTATTATAAGTTGGTCTGGGTATATTTGTATTTTACCAAAATCTGTACCTGAAGTATTTTGTATAGTGGAGGTGTTTAGTGTAGTATTTATTAAACTTCCAATAGATGTTCCATTAGAGTTACCACCTAATGCTACACCAAATCCTTCCTCAACATTAGCTAATAGACCTATTGATTGTGATTGATAGTTAAAGTCATTATTTGATATATCGTTAAACAGTATCTGCCTATTATTTACCCCAGCTGGGTAGTCTACACCGAATAGGGCTGTTCTACTAGCATCAGTACCCCAGTTTGTAGTAAATCCTTGTGTTGCTGTAACACTTCCTGTTACTGTTTGGTTTCCTATAAAAATATTTGAACCTGTAGTTGCAAATGAACCTGTATCAATAGTTGTTCCTCCTGCATTTAGAGCATAGGAAGCTGTTGCAGAATAAGAAGCACTCACAGCATTCTGTGCCCAAGATGCTGTTGCAATTTGTTTACCTTGTATTAATTTTAGTGGCATATCTTAGCTAAATTTTCCTACTATTACTATTTGATCTGTACTATCAAGTGTAAATCCTAAATCTGTGAACGTAGTTGTTATGTTTGCTCCTGATTGAATTGTTGTTCTATTTTCCCTAGGTATCAATATACCGTTTATATATACTTGGAAATCTCCTTCGTCTAGTGCTGGGAATCCAGTTGGCGGAGATGGTATTGTATGGTTGTTAAATGTAGCAACTAATCCTACTATTGGATCTGCTAATGCTGTGTTCGACATTCCTACATATGCTATTTGCTCTACCGTCATTCCTGATCCTCCTGTTCCTCCTCCTGTATTTCCAGTTGCTCCTGTAAATGCTGTGTCGAAGAATCTCGAAGGAGCTTGTGCTGTTGATGTTGCTGCTCTTGCATTTAGTATTTCAACTGATCCTGCTGTCTCTATTCCAAATTTTAAAGCTGCTTTTGAATAGAATTTATTTGGATTTGCTACCGATGCGTTGATAGTATCTGGTATAATGTACCCTCCTATTTTAATTGTAAAGGTTGTCTTTACTGTTCTATCTCCTCCCTGTATTAGTTCCGTAGTAGTTGTGTAGTCGTCAATCGATGCTCTAAATTTGAATCTTTCTGGATCTCCCCAGTATGAATCAGAGGCAAAATTAATACCTTCTACTATTTTATTCATTTGTTCTACATACTCTGTAAAAATTGTACAAGAGTATACTAGGTTTACATAATCTGGTATGATTACTCCATAATACTCTTTTACTGGAATTCTGTTTGTTAGTATTCCAAATTGATCGTATATGTTTTTACCTGAGTACTTTTTTTCAAATACTCCAAAGTGTAGTGGATTATTTGCATCCATTTTATTTCCTAACCCTCTATCTTTGGTAACAGAATCCCTCTTAAACATGATAAGTGGTGTCTGTATTTTACCATTCTTATCTCTGTAGAATCCATCTTTCTGTACTGACGCCCATCTTTCTGGTGATCCGTATAGGATCGGTACATTAACTTTTGCTCCATTTTGTATTACAGAAGGTCTAATTACATTCTCAAAATAGTATATTATTGCTGCATCTACATCTCTCAGTCCTACTTGGAACTGTTTTACTTCGTCGTTTTTTACACTCTTTTGATTTTCTCTTCTTTTATTTGCAGGTATAGGAGCTTTGCCGTTATTCAAATACGGTGTGATTGTCTCTTGAGACAACTCTACTTGTGATTTAGGAACTGGTTTTTTTATGTTTGTCATTTACTAAATTCTTACTCTTGTTATGCCTACCTTATCTGATCTTGTTAAGTGTGTTTGGCAAATAATAGAAACCGATGCTCCAAAGTTTGGTCCTTGGTCGGTGAAGCTATATGCATTATCTTTCCCTAGGAATAACTGGTTCTCTGTGGTGTTATCCACTTCGTAGTAATTCTCATGCCAAAGGATAATATCCCCTACCTCAGGTACAACGTTTACTAAAGCTAGATCTTCTCTTAAAAATGCGAATGAAGATTCTCTTGTTAGGTCTGGTCCAAAATCATCCACATTACTTACCTGGTCTCCTCTTGTTATTAAGCAGTTCAGTTTAACGGGTTCCCAGAATATTTTATCCATCCCTTCTCCGTAGATGTTTGCTTGAGTTTGTTCTAAAGAGAATTTGTAATAGAGAATCTCTTGCTCCACTACATCTGATAGTAACTCTCTGTTTATACCTACAAACAGGTTAAAATCTCTTTGACTTCCGAATATCATCGACTAACTTTTTCTATAGATTTAACTGAAAGATCTACTTTTTTAATATTTGGGACTAACCTAAATGTATCTTTTTTTAATTTTTCAAATACTAATAGAGGTTGTTTTGCTGTAAGAATTTTTACTTTCAAGATAACAGTATTTATATCCTCGTTTGAGCCTATAGCAGTAACCCTGGTTACTCCTGGCATAGCTCTAACAAAATCTGCAACTTGTGAAGCTGTGATTTCATCTTTATGTCCAACTCGTACCAATGCCTGGTATAGTGAAAATTCTCTTTCTTCTCTTAATATGTTTACTAATCTCATTATCCTACAAATATTACCATTGGAACCTGTTTTAACGTATCCTGTAAAAACCCACTTTCCCCTGCTTTTCTTTCCAGTTGTGAGAGTTTTGAAGTACTTTCCAATATTGTTCGTAAATTTTCTATTAAAGCTGTTTTTTCTGTTCTAGCATCTGCTAACAGATCTTGTTGATTTAATGTAGCTTCTGATCCTGGGATAGGAACTGTTGTGTATTTTCCTCTAACATAAGCTAGTAGTTCTTTTGCTAAAGCTAAAGAGTATCTATAAACCCACTGTCTACCGATTGAATTTATACTTGCATAGGTTGGATTCTCATAAGGAACATTTGATATATTGGAAATAGATGTTCCGGATCCTCCTGGAGTATTAGCTGAATTATCTAAAGACTGTTTTTCTTTTACCTTATAGTATTCAAACCATATTTTTCCTGCATTCTTAGGTACCGGAAATAATTTTAAATGATTGTTAACTATTTCAAAAGAGTATCCTGATCTTCTGATCTGGTCATTAAATTCAATTGCTTGTACTTTTAGTATATCGTAAGAAGCGGGCATTAGTAAGAAGTTTACCCCTGGAGAGAATGATCCGAAATCGAATGCATCCATAAGAGATTGAATACCTGTCCCTGTTCCTGCATAAGGATCAAAATATCTTAAAATTGCAGGTGGCGCTTCGTAAAATACTCTTGTAATCTCTATCCTACCTTGAATACCTTCATTAGTTGCCCAGGCATTTAGGTCATATGTTTGTATGTTTGGAGATACGTTTATCGACCCACTGTAACGTGTTACAACTCCTCCTACTCCTGCTTCAGTTCCATATCCTGCTGCAATTGTAATTATATTCTGCAAGGAAGGTGTTACTACTGCATCATTAAGTGTAGTGGAAGTGTCTCCTCCTTCCAGCGATAAATAATTCTGTACAGCTTGTGCTTGATATACTTCGTTTCCATAAGTGGTAACTGCTTCCTCAAAGCAAGCAAAAAATGATCCTGAGTTTAGTTCAACATCCATTAGAGGATACCCTAGACGAATAGCACAGTAGTTAGCTACTTTTGGTGCTTCATCTTGAAAATCTAAATCATCATCATAAAATCCAAACGGAGTTGATTGCCCTGCTGTGAATGTTGCTGTTCCATCCCATATTTGTATATTAGCCATTTAGTATCTTTTATGTAGTTACTATTAAATAACCTATTTTTGCATTTGATCCAGAAGGCTGTACTTTTATTGATCTTATGTTATCATAGTTAAAGTTAGTTAAACTTCCTGTCATAAGTCCTGTACTTAGAAAAAATGTACCCCCTCCGCTTATTAGTAAATTTACAGTACTAGTAGAAGAAGATATTTGTAAGTTTACGTTGGAACCTGTAGACATATTGGTAATTCTAGCATACTGTAAACTACTTGAAACAAAGGTCCCTGCTCCTGGTAAATTGCTTAGGTTGAACAACTCAGTAAGACTGCTTGAAGGTACGTTTACTATTCTTTCATCTATATATTCTATATTAGGAATAGTATGGGAATAGGAAGTACCTCTTTCCTTACCTTCTATTTTAATCCTCTCTCTTATAAAGTATGTAAAGTCTGCCATCTGAATTTGTTTTATTTATAAATAGTAGTTTAGTTTAATCCCTAAAATCTTGATATACTTTTAATATTGGAGATACTATTTCGTGTCTATGGTTTTGTTTTAAAGCAAAAATTCTGAATCCTTGTACTTGTTCTTCGATTCTCGTAAGGAATGAAAATCCTGTTTCTTTTTTTATTTTTAAATCAATTTGAGCTAAATCTCCACATATTACCATTTTAGATCCTTTACCTAATCTTCCCAAAACAGTTTCCATTTGATCTTGGGTGACGTTTTGTGCCTCATCCACTATAACAAAAGAATTTACAAATGTTCTACCTCTCATAAATGCAAATGGTACAATTTCAATATTTCCTTGTTCCATTTCTTTATCTACTTTATCCTTACCATACAGCATGTATAGGTTGTGATATATCGGTGCTAACCAAGGATCCATTTTTTCTTTAAGATCTCCTGGTAGGAATCCTAATTCTTCCTTAGCCACGGTAGGCCTGGTTATAATAATCTTTTCTACCTCTCTACAAAATAGCATATCTAATGCTGCTTGTACGGCTACTAAGGTTTTTCCTGAACCTGCCATTCCTTTTAGGACGACTACGGGATTTTCTACAATAAGTGCTTTTGCTTGTTTCTGTTCGTCATTAAGTTGGAGTTGGAACTTAATTGGGTTTTTCGGTTTTCTCTTTTGAGTATAAACCTCATCAGTGTGATGGTTTGAAGCCATAGTGAAACGTTTGCTATTAGTCTCTTCATAAGCTTCTACAATCTTATTGTATATAAATCTCCTTGTAGATATGGGTAAATTATAAACATCAAAC